TGAGGACGTGATTTGTGCGCGTGCTGCGGTGCTTGCTTATGTCAATGCCGTCATTGACGGTCGCACCCCCGCAGGCCGTTGGATTTACGCGGCAGCGCAGCGATTTCGGCGCGACCTCGAGCGCTCGGATCTTGTCATGTCGTGGCCGGATGTCGACCGCGTCGCCGAACACTTCCGCTCGCTCAATCTGGTTGGCGAGGATTCCGGCAAGCCCTTCGAGCTGCACCCGTGGCAGTTGTTTGTGCTTGCCAACATCGTCGGCTGGCGGCTCCCCGACGGCCGCCGTCGATGCCGACTCGCCATGGTGCAAGTCGCTCGTGGCAACGGGAAAACGACTTTGATGGCAGGGCTTGCGTTATTTGACCTCCTCGCAGGCGAGGGCCGCCGCGTGCACGTCATCGCTAACAACGAGGAGCAAGCGGAAATTTGCTTGGACACCGCGCGGACCATGGCCCAGCGGCTGGGCGACCCCACGCTCATCGCCCGCGCACACGCAGTGCTGCGCCTTGAGCAGGATTGTCAAATGACAGCGCTACCCGCGCTCGAGCGCTCGCTAGACGGCCTGAACCCGTCGTTGTGGATCGCTGACGAAGCGGCCGAATTCAAGGGCCGATTCCTTACGAAGCTTCTCACCACGGGCGCGAAGCGCCGCGAAAGCACTGGCGTAATCATCACCACCCCCGGCAGCAACCCCGAGAACCACTACGCGGAACTTGTCAAGCAAGGCGAAGCCATATTGAGCGGGGAACTCGAGGATGACACCGTGCTGCCGATGCTGTACGGGCTCGATCCAACCGACCCGCTCGAGGATGAATCGACATGGGTAAAGGCCAACCCTGGCCTTGAGCACGGCCAGCCCGACTTGGTAAGCCTGAAGCGATCGTGGAACACAATGAAGCGCTCGGCGATGGGGCGTGGCGAATTCGCCCGCTACCACGCCGCGAGGTGCGATGAGAACACGGGCGGTTGGCTCGACATGTCCCTATGGCCGGGCGGTCAGCGCATTGACTGGGAAGCGCTGAGGGGCAAGCCCGCATGGGTGGGGCTCGACCTCTCCAAATCGCTTGACATGACCGCAATGGTTGTGGCCGTGCCGCTCGAGAACGGCCGCGTGGCGCTACGCGGTCACTACTGGTGGCCACGCGCCGAAGTCGCCCAGCGTGAACTGGACTACCGATACCCAATCCGATCGTGGGCTTCCGATGGCAAGATCACATTGACGCCCGGCCGCGAGATTGATTACGACTCGGTGCGCGCTCAAATCCTCGCAGTGCGTGACGAGTTCGACGTCAAGGCCGTCGGCTACGACGCATGGGGCTCGAAGTATCTCGCCGAACAACTGCAAGCCGACGGTGTGCCGCTCGTGGTGTACCGCATGGGTATCGCCACCTTCGGGCCGGGCTGCAACCTATTCCAGAACCTATGGGCGGGCTCGCGGCTCGTGATCGGCGATGATCCGATCTTGCGCCGCGCGTGTGCCGACGCGCACGCCAAGCGCGATCAGAATGGAAACATTCGCCCGATTAAGTCTCGCGAATTCTGCGCGATTGATCCGCTGGTGGCGTCCATCATTGCCACGCACGTATGGGGAGGAGCGAAGCGCTCGGTGTACGACGAAGAAGCAGAAGAATATTTCAAGCAATAGCGTTTAGGTGCAATGCTGCGCGGTCGCAGCCCACCAAATACGCCCATGCTGCGTGGACTGTTGCAACGATGGCTCGGCCACTGGGGAACACACGGTGTTCTCCTTCCCACGAGTTTCGACTCGGTGGGTATGCCAACGATTACGCCGGGTACGGCGCTCGCATATACGCCCGTCTACCGCGCAGCTTCGCTCATCGCCAACGACGTTGCACGCGTGCCGCTCGACGTGAGCGAGCGCACGGCAAACGCATTGCTCCAGCAACCCAACCGCTGGCAGAATGGCTTTGAGTTTCGTCGAGCGCTCACGATGCAAGCGCTGCTTTACGGCAATGCGTTTGCAGTCATCAACCGCACGCTCGGTGGCGAGTTGCTCGAGTTGTTGCCGCTCGACATTGAAAGCGTCACGCTCGACCTTACCAAGCCGGAGCCCGTCTACAAGACGCGGCTCTACGGTGACGTGCCGATGTCGTCGATGCTTCACCTTCGAGCCATCGGGCTTGACGGGTTGTGGGGTGAATCGCCAGTGCGATTGTGCCGCACGTCTTTGAGTGTGCTCGCCTCGCAGGAGCAAGCGCAACTCGAGGTAATGAAAAACGCGGGCAACCCGAAGATTGCAATCGTCGCGCAAGGCCCGATGGGCGCACCAGCGCGACAAATGGTGGTAGAGGACTACATGAAACACCACGCGGGCGCCGCAAACGCGGGCAAGCCATTGGTGCTTTCTGAAGGTATGAAAGTCGAGCGTATCAGCAGCACGCTTGACGATTCAGGCATTGCTGCGGCTCGCAAATACAGCGTCGAAGACGTGTCACGTATTTACGGTGTGCCGACCGCTTATTTGAGCGAGCAAAGCGGAATGAGTGGCGCGTACGGCACGATGGAATGGTCTTCGCGCCGCTACGTAGATTCTTGCTTGGCGCATTGGTTTGCAGCGTGGTCGGCCGAAATCGTGGCGAAACTTGCCCCGTTTGGTACGGCATCGTTTGACGCTGACACGATTTCACAACCGCCACTCGCCGAGCAATTTGCAGCGCTTCGCACTGGTGTCGAATCGGGAATTATCACGCGAAACGAGGCGCGCGATTGGTTGAACCTTGCGCCGCTTGACGGGCTTGACGAGCCCATCATCGCCAAAAACATGGGCACGGGCGGCGGCCAAACAAACCTCGGAAGCGACACGAGCGCAGGGAGCGTCGATGACTTCGCTTGAACGTCGCAGCGTCACGATCGGCGCACCAGGGGGCCGCACGCTCGCAGGGCTTGCCATTCCGTATAACAAGTGGTCGCGTGAAATCTCCGAGCCATTCAACCCGCAATTCAAAGAGCGCATCGCGCGTGGCGCTTTTGGCGACCTCGCGGGCGCTGATATCAAGTTGCTTTTCAACCACAACGCGAGCGCATTGCTCGCTCGCACGCGCAGCGGCACGCTGACACTGAACGACACGTCAAGCGGGTTGCGCTTCACCGCGGATCTCGCCGAGACGAGCGTCGGCAACGACGTGCGCGCGTTGCTGGAACGTGGCGACTTAAGCGGAGAAATGTCGTTTGGTTTCTACGTCGATCGAGACGAGTGGAACCCGCGACGCACTGAACGCACCGTGACCGCCGCTCGACTCGTTGAGTTGAGCGTTGTGGTTGATGCTGCATACAGCACCCAAACCAATTCGAGCCTGCGGAGCGTCTCCGCGGCTGCCATTGAAGCCGCGGCGCTGCGGCTCGAGATTCACAAGCACAGGATGAAAGACCATGTCTGAAGAGTTGAACAACATCGAAAGCACCGTTCACGAGTACCGCAAGACCCTTGAGGGCTTCGCCGCACGCACTGGCGCGAAGACCCACCACGTCGAAATCCGCGGCAGCGGTGAAGAGCGCGAGAAGATCGCTCGCATCGACGCCGACCTTGACGCTGTCGAGCGTGCAGCAAACGACCGCGCTGCACTTCGCGCTGCGCAAGAGCGTTTGAAGGCGCTCGAAGAAGAGCGCGCACAACCGCAGTTCAGCGCTCGCGCGCCGAAGGTGGCCGACGTCAAGCACGATCTCTCAAGCCCTGAATACGCCAAGCGTTGGCTCTCGGCCGTCGCGCGTGGAGATCAGGCAGAAATGCGTGCACTCTCAACGAGCACCTCGGGCGCCGGCATTCCGACCGATCTTGAGCGCCGCATTGTTGAGAAGATGTACCAGTCGAACGTGCTTCGTTCTATGTCGCCTGTCACGTCGATCGACTCGAAGCGCACGATCACCGTTGAAGGCAACTTGCCAACGACCAACCTCGTGGCTGAAGGTGGACCAATCACCGCGAGCGATCCGACGTTCGGCACGGCGATCAGCGTGGTTCCATACAAGTACGTCTGCGCAACGCAGATGTCGCAAGAGTTCATCGAAGATGCGATCGGACAAGGCGGCATCGGCAGCGGACTCGATTGGGTTGCATCGCGCATCGGTCTTTCGATGGGCTTGAAGATGGAGGAAGCCTACACCACCGGAACTGGCTCAAGCCAGCCAGAAGGCGTGGCGGGCTCCTCGATGAACACGAAACTCGTTGCGTTGTCGCAAGTCAACGACCAAGGCGGCACCGCGATCAGTGCTTTCACTGACGCAGATAAGGTCATCGACACTGTGCACCTTGTCCCGCCGCAGTACCGCAACTCTCCGCGTTTCCAGTGGCTGTTGAGCGACACGATGCTTCGCCAAATCCGCAAAATGAAGGTAAACACCACCGATTACATCTGGAAGGTGAGCGAGATCGCGGGCCTTTCGGGTGGCGTGCCCGGCACCATCTACGCAGTGCCGTATCGCGTCGGCCAGTACGTGCCGACCGCGACGACCAACAACCTTGTCTGGGCTGTTGTCGGCGACTTCAACTACTTCGAAATCTTCGACCGCACTGGCATGACTTCGCTTGTTGACCCGTACTCGGCGGCAAGCACTCACCAAGTGACTCTCTACACGTACGCGCGTACTGATTCCAAGATCATGCTCGCAAACGCGTTTGCTGCGATTACCTGCTGATAGCAGCAGTTCACGGAGCGCTTTTTTCTTACCTCGCTCGCGGTGGGGGGAAACCCCCATCGCGGGTTTAAATGGCAGTATCACTTGCAACCGTAAAAGCGGCGCTGAAGATCGACTACAGCGACGATGACACCGAGCTGACGCGGCTCATCGGTGTCGCTACGTCGTGGGTTGAGCGATACACAGGGCTCACGCTCACGCAGGCATCGCGCACGATGTTTCTGCGCGAATGGAAGCGCACAGTGTTTGCAGTTCAGCCGTACGTATCGCTTACCTCGGTTGCATACACCGACCCGAGCGGCGGTGCGGTCACGTTGACGAGCGGCACGGATTACTGGGTGGACACATCGGAAGACCTTGCAGCGCTCGAGTTCATCAACACTCCCGCGATGAAAGAGGGAACGCTTGCGACCGTCACCTACGTCGCGGGCTACGCCACCGAGCCGAACGAAGTGGTTCAAGCCATCGTTTCGCTTGTTGGCCTCTACTACAACAACCCCGAAGCCGCGCAGCCCGTGGGGCTTGTGGTTGTGCCGCTTGGCGCTCAGTTCATGCTTGAACACCTGCGCGTTCGGGGGCCGTTCCGATGATCTCTTCGGGGCTCACACGCTTTCGAGTTGAAGTGATGCGAGCGCCAGCGGTGACATCGCTCGACGGTCTCGGCCGGCGCACCACGGTCTTCAGCAGTGCAGGCTATATGCGCTGCGATATGCGCGAGTCGATGCCAAGCGAATCGCTCGTGGCTGATGGTGTGTTGACCGTCGGAAGCATGGAGTTTCGCACGCGTTGGCCGAACATCGGCCGACTCTCCGTGACTGTGGTGGATCGCTTGCGATTCGGTGGCAAGGTCTACCGCATTGCAGGGATTCGCGATATGGACCAGCGCCGACGCGTGGCGATCATTGACGCCGTGGAGGTTTCGTAATGGCTATCGAAACCAAGATTGTCGAATGGCTCGACGGCAACACCGACGCGGGCTCTCGTGTCTACCTCGGCACGCGTTTGCAGACTTCAACCGTGCCGGCGATCACGTTTGAAGTAACCACCGCGCAGCGTGCCGTGCTCGGGCTCACCGCGAAACTCTGCCGCTATGACGTGACTATCAACGCAGTGGCTGACACGCCAACATCCGCGATGACGGTGGCAGCGCAAGCACGCGCAGCGCTGCTGAGTCTTGGAGCGCTCGATTCGGCATCGGTCGTATGCAACACGCTCGAAGCGCTGCAAGACCCGCAACCCGAGAACGGCGATGAGGCGTACCTCTACGTCGCGCAGAACACCCACAGCATCTATTACGACGGACCATAAGCCATGCCATCACCAACCACCGCAGCAAGTGTAAAGTTCGGCGCCACGACGATTGACGACGTGAGCGCCGCAACTGTGAACGTCACCCGCCAGCAAATCGACGTGACCGCTATCGGGGATGCACACAAGCACCACGTGCAGGGATTCAAGGAAGGCACGGTGCAACTCGAGTTGTTCTACGACTCGGCAAGCACAAATGCTGCCGTGCTTTCCAACATCGACAGCGGCACCATCATTAACGAAGCCGAGGTCATTTGGGCCACGGGCAAGTCAATCAAAGGCAAAGCGTACGTGCAAGACGTGTCGCTGTCGGTTGCGCCGAATGACGTGGCACGTCTGACTTGCACGCTTCTCTTCTCCACGAACGCGATTACTATTGTGCCATGAGTCCATCAATCATTGATGCTTTCCTTTCGCGTCCTGCCGTCGTGGAGTTCGACGGTGGGACGGTTACGCTTGCTCGGCCTACCGTCGCGCATTTCATCGCTGCGCAAGACGCCGAAGCGCGTGGCGAGTTTATGCCCGCGTGGTACGTGTTTCAGCACTTGCTGCAAGCCGACGGCCGGCAAGCGTTCGTGTCAATCGACTACGTGAAAGACTTTTGCAATGCACCGACCGTGATTCGGCTTGCGCGATTGATCGAGCCGCTCTACGTGGAGGGATTGGACTTACCAGCGCCGCTCGCGAAATCCTGAGTGCGGCGCAAATTCAGGTGCGTTTAGATACCCCGCTCGCAGTCTTGCTCGCGATGAAAGGACATAAGGGACTCTCCCATGACATCGCCAGCAAGTTCAAGAAACAAGACATTCGCGATCGGCTGCGAAATTGACGAACAAGCGCTGCAGCGCGTCAATCACCAGTTGTTGATGCTGAGCCAAAAAGATGCGCGCAACGCGATGCGCCGCGGTCTCGGCAAGTGGTCACGCTTCACCAAAAAGACGCTCGAAGCCACCGCACCGTTTGGCCGCGCAACTGCCACGGAGTACGTGCGGAAAGCAGTACGTCCAAACGTGCACTTGAAGTGGTCGGTGATTACTAAGGTCAAGGGCTATAGCAAGGGACTTGTGACGTGGATGGCCGTCGGCGTCAAGCGCATTGACGGTACCTACCTCACCCCTCACTGGTATCAGGGCTGGGTTGAGAATGGCCACGCGATCAAGCGAGCAACCACGCAAGCGGAAAAGATATTGCTGAAGCAACGGGGAGAGCGTGGCAAGGCACTGAACTTTGTGCAAGCCGGTTACTCGCGTCCTCGCAATTGGATCAAGAAATACCGACCAATTTTGAGCGCAATGGCTCCCCAATACGTTGCACCTGAAGTTGAAAAAGCGCTGAAGGAGTCGGGCCTTGGCTAAAATCAACCGCATTAATATTGCCATCACTGGCGATTCAAAGGGTTTGCAGGCTGCGACCGATGCCGCACGCCGCGAACTGAACCGCCTAAACGCGGCAACAGAAACAACGAACCGCCAGTTGCGCGGGTTCGCTGCAAACACCACGAAAGCGGGCACTGCGCTTTCCAAGTTTGGAATCGCAAGCGGCGGGCTTGGAGCGCTCTCGGGAGCGGCAACATTGCTTTCGATGGGCGGCGGCGGGCTTGGTTTGGGTGTCGCTGGGCTTGCGCTTGGTGCTGCAACTATGGGTGTCGGTGCGGTGCAATCGCTTCCCGACGTTCGGAAGCGCGCAGGCGCGGCGCTCGAAGAGACGCGGATGGACCAGCGCAGGCGAATCGAGGAGTTTGGATTCTCGCGCATGGTCGCCGAGCAAATCACCGCGCGCGCGCCTGCCGCGACGCCAGCGGGCGCGATGGGTATCGGCGAAGCGTTCTCACAAGGGCTGGCCACGCAGGGCGGATCGCTCGCGGAAGTCATTATCAACGAACTTCCGAAATCGCTCGCTACTGAACTTGGCGCATTGCTCGGCGGCGCATCGCTGCAAGAGGCGGGCGCGCTTGGCAAGTCGCAAATGATGAGCGGCGACGCAATGCAAGACGTAAACAAGTCAATCGGGTTGATGAACCAAATGCCATCGTGGACGATGGATATCCTGCGTTGGATGAGCAAGTAAACCATGCCAGCAGCAACCGCCATTTCCCGCAGCGCGATCACCGCACAGAACTTCAGCGAGGGCGGTCCGTCGCAGGCATCGGTATATACCGTCGTGCGCCGCGTGACGATGAACGGCACGGTCGATGTCGAGAACGCCACGCAAATGGCGCTAGTGCTCGGTGCGTTTGGTGCACCGCTTTCATCACTGCGTGCCACGATGGTGCTGACCGAGCGCATGGGCATGATGCGCTTGCGCACGGTGTCGGCCACGCCAGTGCCGAACACCGAGTCAAGCGTGTTTGACGTGACCGCGAAGTACGACCAACTCTACACGTGGAATACAGGTAGTGGGCTTGCGAAACTTCAACTGCCAGTCGAGGTTGACTTGGACGCGACGCCGCGCAGCGTGTTGATGTATCGCTCGCCTTCCTTCTCCACGAGCCCGAGCGCGAATCTGAACACCACCACCGACATCGGTGGAACAAAGGTGGATTACGCGGGCAAGCCGATCCAAGCGCTTATCTCGCAAATGACCATGCGTATCAGCATGATCGTTGATTGCAGCAACCAACCAAGCGGCGCAGCGCGCACGCTCGTCACGGTGTTTGACAAGGTTGGCACCAACGCAAACAAGTGGAACTCCACCGCGTTCCCGCATTTCAGCAGCGCGAATACCGTGCTATGCGAAACGGCGAACGTCGCGCACGTGCGGGATGAGTACTACCGCGCCACGTTTAACTTCCGGTGGGATGAGTGGTTGCTATGCGAGCAACAACCCAAGACCGACGTGTGGGGCAAGGCAGCGCTCGATTCCAACGGCGCTGCCGAGACCGTCACGTGGAAATCAAACGTCCGCTCGGCGATTAACCTCACGACGATTTTCGACCTGAGTTCTGATCCGACGCTTGCTCAGCAAATCGCACGCGAAGGCTCTTTCATCACCTACCCATGATTCAAACGCACTCACAACGTGTGGCAGCAAATAACGCGGCGCAAATGGCCGCGGCGCTGCCGTCGGAAGAGCGCAATAGGTTGATGCAAGAAGGTGTGCCCTGGATTCTCGGCAAGATCACTGGGTATACCGCGCTTCCGGCGCCGCAAGTCAACCGATGGCTCTACACGTGGACGCAAGCGAACGTTGGCACGTCGAATCAGTACGTGTTCAGCGGGCCGCTCGGTGAACCGTGGTACTACGGCGAGGCGCTGAACGTGACCGAAGCCGCGAACACGCTTACGTTCATCGGGCCCAACATCGACCCCGCAAACGTGCCCGCGGGCTTTAACGTGATGCCCGTGGCCGTTGGTATGTACGTGATGCTCTTCCCGGGACGCCGCGCCAACGGCAACCCGATTTGGTTCTTCGCAGTCGAAAACGCACTAGACGGGACTTGCTAAATGCCGCTCCAAATCCACGCATACACCTCACTAAACGCCAACTCGGGCGCTTTCGTCGCGCTCGCGTCCAGCGCTCCAAACCGTCGCTTGTTCATCGCTCCAAATACCTCAATCTCGCTTGCGAACAACGTAGGCGGAACGGGCGCGATTGTGCTCTCAGGTGGATCGGCCGCACGCTATGACCTTGGCGTGACTAATCCATCTACGCTTTTCGCGCGTTCTACGAGCGCTTCGACCACACAAGTTTCTGTGTATTCCTACGATCCGGGAGAATCATAAATGGCCGTAGTACTTGAAGGCACAAACGCTGCCGTTTCGACGACGTACACCACGCTTTCCGCGAGTGGTGCGAAGCGCGCTTGCTTTATCCAAGCCGCAAACAACATCTTTCTACGCGTGAGCGGCGGCACAAGCATGGTGATTCTCGGCGACTCGACTGGGTTGCATTGGGATCTAGGCTGCAACGCGCCAAACTCCATCGAGGTTGCCGCGATCTCGGGAACGGCGTCTGTTACGTTGTGGTCACTCGATCCGGGGGAACGCCGATGACATTTGCCGAACTTGCACAGTTAGTCTCGCCATTCGTGGCCGTGCTCGGTGCGAGCGCGTGGCTGCATGGCACAATCGCGAGCCTTCGCGAAACAATCGCGATGCTTAGCGAGCGAGTTCGATATCTCGAAGCCGAGGTTGAGCGCCTCAGGGGGCAGAAATGACAAGTTGGAGAACAACCACCGCGGGCATTGCTGCAATCGTCGTCGCTATCGCCACCGCAGTCGGCGCTTTATTCGACGCGGACCCGCTTACCTTGCCTGACTGGGGCGCAGTCGCTGCGGCCTGCATGGCAGGCATCGGCTTGCTTTCAGCACGAGATAACAAAGTCTCGAGCGAGCAAGCGGGCGCAAAGTGATATATGAAATCGTCCGCGCTGTACTCGATTCGCTCGTTAAGTGGCTTTCATCGCCTCGCGTGGTACGCGTTGTGGGTGGCGGCTCTCGCATCGCTGAACGGGTGCGGGCCGCAGTACGTAGCCGCACCCGACAGCCCGATGCTAATCATCGAAGCGAAGGGGAGCGTCCGCGTGGCGATGCTTGACGGCGCCGACATGGTCGATGTCGGTTGGATCGACGCTGCCGACCTCGAGGGGCAAACGGTCGTGCAATACGATTGGGTGAATCATGAGTAATCACCGCTGGTGCTGCTGCGGCGAAGCGGTGGACTGCTGCGATATGCAGAACTGCGCGACGTTCGTGGCGCCAAACAGCATCACCATTACGTATTCAGGAACGCTCACGCGCACATTTGATACTGGGCAGGTGTGCACGCTCGCTACGTACACCTACACAATCGAGAGCGTCGGCAATTTCACACAGCACGGCAACAACTGTGACGCGGAATTTTTGACACCACCGCGCACGTTTCGGTGCCCGAATGCTCGCGTGTCGTATCAGTACACAATTTGGGCATGGCAGCCGAAGGATTTTGACGTTGTATGCCCGTGCCCGCCGTTCTGTAGTGATCCGACTTGGATATATCCATGCAGCGCGTGCATACCGCCCGACGAAACTGGGCTTGTGTACAACATGAGTTGTGATTGTCGCCCGCGCGACGCAAACTACTTCAAGTTGATTTGTAAGAACACCTACACGGGCACGCCGCGCGTTATTGCTGGCGCTCCACCGAGCGAGTTTCCTGGGCCAATCATTGGATGTTGCTTGGGTGACATCGTTCCACAATCGAGGCAACGCGCAGCGATTACGTACTACTGCTGCGATGTGTGCGGCTGCGCGCGGCCGACGATTTCGTTTACGCCTGAAAGCACCAATCCGGTGGCCGATCCAGGTGTGGTAATTCTCACAGGTAGCGACACGCTTACGGAAGAAATCATTGCGTGCAACCCGACGCTCGGCACGACAACGAGCGATAGCGCGTGGTCTTTACGTTGGTTCAGCATCGCAGGCGACTGCGGCTGCCCGGATGCGTTCACATGGACAAATCCAGTGTGGACCACAAACATCGCGTGTGGTGGTTACGCAATGCCGTCTGTCAGTACGCCAACACTGTTGATGCCGTGCACCAACGCGAATATCAGCGGCTGCGCGGGCCAAATGACTTGCAACGGACTTACGCAGGGCGTGTGCGAAACTGGCAAACTGAGTTTCGAGGGTATCTGCGTCGATCAAATCACGGGCGACGGCACGGTTTGTAGTTACCAGTTCAGTTACACCGATTCGCTTACACAAACGATGGCGGTGGTCATCACATGAAATGCACTCACGCTCGCGGCGCTTTCTGTGGCAAGGAAGGCATCGCAAACTTCGGGCTTCCGATTGTGACCGCTTGCGATCGTTGCGAGCACTACAACGGTCCTAGTAGAGGGCTCGGCGACACCGTGCACCGAGTGCTACAGGCCACTGGCGTGGAACACGTCGTAAAGACCGTGGTGGGCAAATGCGGCGGCTGCGCTCAGCGTCGGCAAGCGCTGAACGAAAAATTCCCTACTTCGGCTAATGCGGGCATTGACGGCGAGCCGAAGAAGCATTAGCCTTCGGGCTCAATCGCGGCCGAGCCGCAAGGAACACAACATGGAAGGTAAGAAATCACGTCGTTGCCGTACCCGTCAGAATCGCACTGATGTTCGCTTGAAGAAGGCGAAGCAAGGGCTGGCGTACTGCCAGCGCGAAGGCGTCGAAGGTGCCGCGTACTACGCAGCGCTCATTGCTCGCTTGGAAGGAAAGGTGGCAGCGTGAGCGAGCCCACCGAACCACAACGCGAGAAACTTAAAGGTCAGCCGATTTGGGTCAAACTCGAGCAGTACGCGCGGTTGCGTGCACTTGCTCAGAAGGACGGCAAGCCGCTCGCTGCGCACGCTCGCCGTGCCATTGAACTTTACTTGCGCCGAGAAGAGCGCAAGGGCCAAACGATCGAGGTGCGCGCATGACGTGGGCTCTATTCGTGCTCGTGTTCGCAGCGCTCGCCGGTGCCGTTGATTGGAGGGACTCGAAATGAGCGGCACGGAAGACATCGTGACGCGACTGCGCATGTTGGGTGGACTTGATGCCGCTTTGTGCAACAAGGCCGCCGACGAGATCGAACGGCTACGCGCCGAGCGCGACGAGGCGCGTCGGGAAGTTTGCAGGCACATGGCACACGGGGTGATAAGTTCAAAAGATTACGCCAAATTTCTTAACTGGAACTGCTTTAAGGGGGAGAAATGAGCGGCCAAACCACCCAACAACAACGCGACGAGCGCTGGCGCGAGGGCGGCGATGTCCACCAACACTGCTACGCGTTCCACCATGCCGTGCTGCCGACGGCGCAGCGCACGCCCGACGCTGACGATGAGGCCGACGTTCTCTATTACTACGCAAGGGTGAACGAAGCCGCGGACCGCAAACTAGCGCAAGCGCTCCGCGCGGGCGCGGCTCGCATTCGAGCGCTCGAAGCGGCGCTGTTTGCGAAGTCCACACCAACGGAAGGAAAAATCGAATGAATATCCCTGAATGGGTCACGCCCGATGAGGCGCGCGTACTAGTCAAGAACATTTACGGGCTCGAGCACACGCGTAGGCACGTTGTGGACAACATGGCGCCGGAGGATTTGAAAATGGGCGCTGCTGTGCGTGGAGAAGGGAAAGGCGAGCCGCGCGTGGCGGGCGTTCGGTTCGAAGCCTATTTGCGCACGGCGCAAAACTTAGCGGCCACCGAAAAAGGGCCGGATACTCGTTTGATTCTGCGGCGTTTGGTGGCGCTGGAGGACTTGGTGTACAAACTGGCGACCGGAAGGGAGCGCACACAATGACTAACGAAATCGTGCCAGTATCAATTGAGCCGACGCCGCTGACACGTGCTCGGTTTGAGGCTCAGGTAGCCCGAGAAATGGGTTCCTATATCGTGCGCACCTTTTCGATCGAGCTGCAAGGCAAGCGATACGTTCAAGTCGCGGGGGCTACGGCGCTCGCTTCGGGCTGCGGTTACGCCGTGCGCGAGGTCGAGGTTAAGCGCTTCGACATTGACGGCATAAAGGGATGGGAGGCCACCGCCGAAATCCTTGAGCGCTCGACTGGTGTCGTCATCGGCCGAGGCTCGGGGATTGTGACCGACGACGAGAAGCCGTGGGGCAGTCGCCCCCAGTTCGCACGACGAGCGATGGCCTCGACCCGTGCCGCAGGGCGGGCACTTCGCCTGTGCTGCGGCCACCTGTTTGCGATGATGGGCGACCGAGTCGCAACCGTAACAGCAGAGGAAATGCCAAATGACATCGAGTGAAGCACTGGCCGAGATTCGAGCCATTCTGAACCGCCTAGAAGCCTCGCAGAAGCCCGCGCCCGTAGCGCAGGGCCAAGGCGCGCCCGTGAAGCCGGACGCCGCTACGGCCGATTCCCGCCTTTCTTTCCGCGATGGAACGGTCTGCTACTGGGACGTAGGGGCTACCAAGGCGGGAACCCCGCGAGCGCGCATCGGGATCGAGTGGAACCAAGCCGGCAACCTCCAAAAGGAATACTGGGACTGGTACGACATGAAGGCGGCCGAAGCCGTGGACCCGCTCGGGAAGGGCGATCGCGTGCAAATCGTCCTGAAGCCGTGGAAGGACAAGCACATTGTGAACGCGATTACAGTGGTCAGCCGAGCCGACCTGAAGCGTGTACCTTTCCCGACCTCGCTCGCCGAGTCGGACGAGATCCCGTTCTGAACCATTCCCCTCGCGGCCGCCTCTCCGCGTGGCTCCTTGAGCAAGCCCCACGTGCACCCGCGTGGGGCTTGTGCTTTTTACGGAGGCAACACGCATGGACGCTAAATTGTGGATGGACGAGCCGCCGAAGGAACCGACGGCGCTCGCGTTTGAGTTACCCGAGAAGGTGAAGGCCGCGAAACGCGAGCACCAGTGCACGTGGGAACTCGCCGCGCATTACGCAGGGCTTGAGTACGGCATGAGTGCAAGCGAGGTGAGCGGGTTGTGTGCTCAGGTACGCGTGTGGGTTGAATTTCAGCGCCGACGAGAAGCCAAACGCATGAGCGAAGGTGAACTCGCGGCATTTCGCAGGGCGCTCGATTGGCGGCCCCACATGGGCGCGTGGCGGCCGTTTGAGGGCTACATGAGAGATAGGAAGGGGGAGTGGAAGTTGATCTGTGCGGGCGCGCTCGGGGCCTATGACGCAGCAATGGCGGCGATGGCTGGATACGACACCCAAGAGTTTCTCGACCTGTGCGAGCACGCTGCGCGATTGTGCGCCGAACTTCCTGAGGATTGGGACCCTCGGCACACCGAGCGCCTGTGGCTGAACATTTCCGAGGATTGGAAAGTGCTGCACCGCGGCTCACCGTTCGCGAGGTACATCGTATGAACGAGCCGACACCATTTGAAATCGCCTCACCGTCGATCGGTGACGGTGTGCCACCGATGCGCCCGTTTGTCGTTGACGGGTTGTTGCGTAGGGGCGAAATCTGCAACTTCATCGGCGCGAGCAAGACAGGCAAAACTTGGATGCTGTACCACCTCATCGCGGCGCTCGCGAGCGGCGGCGCGTGGCTCGGCCGCCAGTGCACTCAGTCGAGGGTGCTCTTGGTGGACAACGAACTACACCCCGAGACTGCGAAGAACCGCATGGCGAACGTCGTCGAGGCGCTTGGCATCAAAAAAGAGCTCTTTGACGAGCGTGTACGCGTGGCGTTCGTTCGCGGGCGCATGGCAACCCTCGAGGACGTCGAGGCCACGCTACGGGCCGCAGGGCGCGGCGCGTTCGATGTAATCGCACTGGACGCTTTCTACCGATTCCTCAATGGCGTCGATGAGAACGCCAACGGCGAGATGACGGGCGTTTACAACCACCTCGACCGCATCGCCGAGTTTAGCGGTGCTGCCATTATCAACGTGCACCACTCATCGAAGGGCGACCAGTCGAATAAGGCCACCACCGACGTCGGCTCGGGGGCTGGTGCCATCGCACGGGCTACGGATACCCACCTCGCGTTCCTACGGCACATGGAGGAAGGCTGCGTGGTGCTGCGCGGTGAGTGCCGATCGAGCCGCAGGCCGATGGCCGTGGGGCTGAGGCTGAACCCACCGTTCGTCACCGTGGACCCTAGTTTGAACCTAGACGACCTGTGGACAGCGAAGAAAGCAGCGCAAAAGGGCAAGGCCCAGCCGATGACGGTTGAGGAGTTCGTGCGCGAAGTCGTGGATAACGAAAGCAGTAAGACCTTGCTTATTGCGAAGGCGCAAGAGCGCGGCGTCACGCAGTCGCACGCTCGGTGGTTGGCGCAGGAGGCGATTAACACCAACAAAGTGAAGGAAGTCGCACAGGACACAGGCAAGGCTGGCAACCGTCGTAAGGTGCTTGTGAGGGTCGTGCAGGGAGAATTGTAATTGTGGTTGCCTATTAAAAGGAACAACGACAAGCAAACCCTTCGGGGGTTTGCAGTCGCTCGGGTGACTACAGATAGACTGTAGACATCGCTGCTAAATGTGGATATCCTGTGGATATGTCACGATCGAGCCGCGAGAAGGGAAAGCGTGGGGAACTCGAAGCCTGCGAGGTGCTAGCACGCGTCGGTATCGACTGTCGCCGAGTCACCCAGTACGCAAACCGTTTTGGTGGGCACAAAGACCCCGACGTCGTGTGTGACCGTATGGACGTTTGGTGGGAAGTGAAGCGCGTCGAGCGCTTGAACCCGTACGCGTTTCTGGATCAGGCGCTCACCGATAGCCGTGGGAAGAAGACGTGCGCGGTATTGATGAGGTCAAGCCATCGCCCGTGGCTGTTGATGATCCGCCTAGACGACCTACCCCGATTCGTGGAGGAGTACCAACGTGGAAATACCCGTCTTCAACCCGAGGCCGAGTCTTCCCAACGCGAGGCGCTTTGAGGCCGACCATGTCGCAGGCTTCAGCGGTGGCAACTGGCAGCGGATACGTCGGCACTGGCTTATGCGGAACCCAGCGTGCAACCGATGCGGGCTCGCAGGCGAGGAGGTGCACCACATCGTGCAGCGTGCTCACGCGCCGCATCGGTGGAATGATTGGAGCAACCTCGAGACGCTGTGCAAGCGCTGCCACAAAGAACACCATAACTCTGCAAACGTCTGATAACTGCTAAATGCGTCCCAAAATGGTTATGCACAAGTTATCCACGTCCTTTTTTGGAGTTATCCACAAGTTATCCACATGTCCACAAGTTATCCACATTTTATCCTGACGTGGGGGGGGTAATTTTTATGAGACGGTCGCCCCTAGGGAAT